GTTGATCTCATCAGCGTCAATCTGGCCGTCTGCCAGGTATGAGCGAGATAGCTCTTGTGCCACATCTATGATTCCAGCGAAGGCTGCCATTGCTACTGCTTGAGCTACCTCAAGACCGATAACCGAACCACCGACAAAGATTCCTGTGACCTTGAGAATGATTACAGCTAGTGTTCTGCGTGCGATGTCTAACCACATAATTAGTCTTTCCTTAGAGGGTAAGTTGCTGCCCAAATAGCAATGGTGATAAGGATGGCCCAACCAACAAAGTCTTTAGCTGTGCCTTCGAGTACGACCCAAGCGATACCCAAGCCAAGAATCGTCCAAGCTTGATCTAGTTGGTCTTTGATGAACTTCAAGGTTTCCTACCTGCTAATGCGACCTGGGTGACGATAACAGACGCAACAATTACTTGCTGTGCCTGCTCTCGTACTTCTGGAGTTAGGTCCGACCCGATTGAGCGTAGGTTGTCTACCAGTTTACCAACCGCTTCTAACGCTAGTTCAATGCTGATTGGTTCTTCTACCAATTCTGGAGCAGGTTCGGATGGAATTTCAGGCTCTGTAATCGGCGTAGAAGGCTCAGAAGGTTCAGGGATAGGTGTCGGGCTTTCTACGGGCTTCGGAGTCTCTACGGGCTTCTCAGGGCGTTCTGGAGTAGGTTCTGGTTCTGGCGTGGGTTCTGGGGTCAATTCAGGTGTAGGTTCGGGCTGTGGCTCTGGCTCTACGGGAGCCACCGAAGCCACTGGCTCAGGCTCTCTGACAACTTCCTCAGTGCGAGCAACATCTTCTGTGCGTTCGACATCTTCTGTCCTTACTGTTGTGTCCGTTGTTTGATCCACAGGACTAGGTTCAGGCATAGGAGTAGGACTAGGAGTGGGAGCAGGACTGTAACCAAGATGGTAAAGCAAAGAACTATCCAGCTCCCCGCCGTCATTAGAAACAACGCCAACAAAGCTGGTGAAAGGACCAGCGTACCCACCTTCGCAAAAGTGCTGAGCAATGTTTCCCTTGTCCAAGAAGTAGTTATTTTCATTGTTCCATCCTGTCTGAAATGTTCTTTGATTGCCAATCGAGTCGGCACAGGTAATTGAGGCCCAAGCTTGTGCAGCGTAGGCGGGAGTAGGCTGCCAAGCCATGAAAAAAAGAAAAAAGCCTACAAACAGTAGTCGTAGGCTTTTGTTCTTAGCTAATCTATTTAGCAAGTTTGGGTTTAACCTTTTCTTGTTTTACTTTCGGCAACTTAGGCTCTGGCTCGTGAACTGGTGCAGGTAGAACCTCACCTGTGTCTGGAGTAGGCAATGGAATAGTCTGAGCAAGCTCCCATTTTTCGATTGTGTTGAAAACAAACTTCATCGGATCTACGAAGCCTGTTCCATCAAGTGTCCAACGGTGAACCTTGCCCTTGCAGATTTCAAAGTGAAGGTGTCTACCTGCTGAGGCTCCTGTGTTTCCCATGATGCCCAACCGAGTTCCAGCCTTGACCTTTTCGCCCTTAGTGACTAGCAAGCTGTTCTCAACCATGTGAGCGTAGCGAGCTACAAACCACTCGCCATTTATCTTGGACCGAATGTCTACATACCAGCCGACACCGCCGAGAGAGCCGTCTGCGTTCTTGAGCTTTGATGTTCCTGCGGCAATGACTGTGCCATCGTGCCAGGCTTCAACCCAGATTTTTGCCTTGGGTCCCCAAATATCATTTCCGTTATGGCTCTTACGAATCTTCTCAATCGGATGAATACGGATACCAAATGGGCTGGTGATTTTCCAGTCTTTGCCCTTTTTGCCGTCAATAGGCCATTGTGGTTTGGTTTTCATTAGTTTCCAATCATTGTAAAAATTAAGCTAACAAGAGCAACAACGGAAGCAGCTAAACCTGTGTAAGCAATCTTTTCAATCCAAGCCAGGCGAGCAAGTGTCAGCTCTACCTCTCTCAAGCGTGCAGGAACCTCGTCTAAGTGGTCCAGCTTCTCAAGGATCTTGACAAGGGTTTCCCCATGCTCAAGTTGCTTGGCATAGATAGCTTGCTGGGTGATGCGTACACCCTGTGTTTCCTCGGCCATTGGGCTAGTTTACAAGACATAAAACAACTGGGATTGCAGAGTCAAAACCACTAGGGTTTAGCTATGACAAAAACCTATCATTTTATGGCTGGCCTACCTCGCTCAGGCAGCACTGTCTTATCGGTAATCCTGAATCAAAACCCACAGATCTATTCCAGCCCTCAGACAGATTTGTTATCCATGCTTTACAACCTTGAGAGCAACATCCCTAACTATGAGAGCTATCGAGCAAAGCTAATGCACTCTAATTTTGCATCTGTGTTGTACGGAATGGCAGACACTTTTTATAGGCCGATTGACAAGCCAGTAGTCATTGACAAAAACAGGGGGTGGGGTACTCCGTACAACTGGGACAACCTCAGCTTGTATGTAAACCCAGATGGCAAGGTCATTGTCACAATGCGACCAATTCTTGAGGTGCTTGCTTCATTTGTTAAGGCTGCTCAAAAGACACACAAGGCAACAGGATTTATGCCTTATCTAAACAATGACTTATGGGTCAGCCACTATCGAGATGTCACTGATGCTCAAGTAGACAACATTATGGCTGCTAATGGTGAGATGGACCGAGCAATCTTTTCTATTGCAAACCTAGTCAAAAACCATAGGGACAAGGTTTATGTTGTTTGGTTTGATGACTTGTTAAATAGCCCAGAGGCAACTATGAACGGCATCTTAGATTTCTTGGGCCTTGGCAGGTTTGACCATAACTTCAACAACATCAAGGCAGTAGACAATCACGATGATTTAGCTGGTTATGGAATCTTGGGATTACACGATGTAAATAAGAAACTCGCTAGACCGAAAACGGACCCTAGCGAGCTTCTATCTGACTATGTAATTCAGAAGTATGGAAACGCTTTAGACTTTCTAAACTTCTAGCCAGCTAATAGTTTCTTCATCCCAGCGGTAATCGCCTTCTGGCTTTGGAACTGGAGCTTTCCAAGTAGCGGTTGGTTCATCTAGTACCCAAGAGTCGAATGACTTTGGTGGAATAAAAGCGTCTAGCTCAGCATTATAGGTAAACCCAATGCCTGCGTAATGCTTTCTAATCCTTGCGTTGTAACTTGTTCGCTTACAAACCTGACCCCGAAAGTTTCCATACCAAGTTTCGGTATCTAAACCTTCAATAAGTTCAGTTTCGTCAATTCCAGTTATGACCTCAGTCACAATGTTGTTCTCATCTAAAAATGCGTAATGTGCCATTATGCCCAGCTCACATTTCCTGTGCCATTAGTTATGGTTGTGATTTTGTTTGCCCCAGAAGTTGAAGTAGAACCAGTTAACCCAGCACCTATAGTTATTGTGAAGGTGCTTGGATAACTCAAAATAACTATCCCAGAACCACCGGCAGCAGCATTATTACTGCCAAAGCCATAACGACCACCACCGCCACCACCACCAGTATTTGTAGTTCCAGCTCCAGCATTGGTAGACGTACTTGCCCCCACGCCACCGCCACCAGCACCACCAGAAGTAATAGTTGCACTATCACTTCCACCGCCACCGCCACCAGCGTATGTGACAGATGAGCCTGTTATTGTGCTTGCTGTACCAGCACCACCATTTCCACCATTGAAACTAGAAGGGGCATTAGAGCCAGCAGCCCCAGCTCCACCGCCACCGCCACCAGCGTTGTAAGCACCAGAACCACCAGCATTTCCTTGACTAGGGCTAACGCTTGGGGTGTTACCAGCACCTCCAGCTTGAGCTGAGTTTGTATTGTTACCGCCACCACCAGAACCGCCATCGAGTCCTGGGCTAAACCTATCTGCTCCTCCACCACCGCCAGCAGATGTCACTGTATCAAAAACTGAGTTTCCTCCATTTGAACCACGCGAGAAGTTTCCACGAGGCCCACCAGCACCAACGGTAACTGTGTAAGTCGTAGCTGGCACTTTGGTTTCTGTAGCAGTTCTGAAACCACCGCCACCGCCAGCACCACTACACCTTCTAAAGCCTTCATTGTATTGGCCGCCACCGCCACCGCCACCAGCAACGACTAGATAAGTGACTGATAGTGGGGGGGCTACGCTACCAGCAGCAGCACTCAAAATACCTAAGGGAAAGAGTGCCATAGTTAGACCGCCGTAGCCCCACCAATAATGCGGTAAGAGTTAGTCGCAACACAGACAACAGATACAGCATCATAACGAGTACCGATTGCGTATGCGGTTCCTGCGGTTCCTCGACCAAGGATAGATACTGCCGTTGAAGCTGCGTTGATCGTGACAGTTCCGGCACCATCTCTAAGGATGTCTACACGCTCGCCAGCCTGGAAAGCTGTGGCAGTTGAGAATGTCACTGTCTGAGCTGAGGCAGAGTCAAACTCTAGGATCTTGTAGCGGTCAGAAGTAAGCACTGTGTAAGTGGTAGCGGTAGAGGCTGTTAGTGTCACCTCGTTGCTGAGGTATAAGTTCACATCGGCAGCAGCTAGGACTTCACCAGCGGTAAAGGTTTTTCTTGGCATTGGTTTCCTTTTGTTCTCGTTTTAGTTTACTACTCGTAGGCAAGGCGGTCATTGTCCAGCTCGCCGAGGACTGGGTTGTCAAGGATGAAGATGGCAAAGTCAAGGCGTTCTAGGGCAAAGGTTATGTTCTTGCTGTTTGCTGACCAGTCATGGCTGATACCGATGATCCTGACATACTGCTCGATTGCCGGTGGGATGTCAGAAGGCTCAAAGCGAACCTGCACAATGTCACCAATCTCAAGCTCTAGGACTGCATCCTGGTTAGCCTCGGTAAGCGTGTCCATTACTACTGTCACAGCCTCAAAGCGGTACTGAGGTTCCTTGAATCTGGCAAGCAAGTAATCTGCCAAGAACTGCAACTCAGACTGGCTTGCAACAAGCAAGTTGCTCTGTGAGTAGCTTCGAGGACCATAGACAGTCTGCGACTCAGTATCAGAAGCCGAGGCCTCAAGGACAGGGCTACTAGCGTTGCTAATAAGGATGCGGTTGTAAAGGTTCTCAGATCCATAGACATTGTTTACGCTGGCAAACTGGATGCCCTGGTAAACACCAGCAACGACCTCATCGGTAAAGACTAGGTTGGGCGTGTTCGGCACAGAGTTCCGCTCGCGGAATACGACCTTGCCATCCTTGCCAATAAACAAGTCCCCAAACTCTGAGTTGCTTACAAGTTGCAGATACTCAAGCACCGAGGTTCCCTCAGCTACAAGGGCTCCCAGCATTGTTGAGTTGCCGGTGTCAATCTCTCTTTCGGCTGCTGGCCATTCAACCTCTGGTCTGTCAAGCACAGCGTTCACGCGAGCACCTGAGAGCTGGGCAGTAGGGGTAAACTCCTCAAGCCCTGAGTTAGTCAAAGTTGAGAAGGCATCAGATACATCTATGCGAACCTGTGACCGGTTGCTTGGTGCGTAAACAATGTCAAAGTCATCTATGGCACCAATAAAGACTGGCTGGTCATTGCAGGTGATTCTTACAGTTCGGCGAGGGATGAGCTGACCAAAGTAAGGGCCGTTGGGATACAAGGGGTCAAAGTGTCGGTCCGAGTTGTCAACAACGATGCTCGAGGTTCCAGCGTCAATACGATCTAGTGCCTGGTTCTTACCTCGGGCTGTGCTTGTTGCAATAAGTCTGTCTGAGATGTCAAAGAATCTCTCGCCACCAAGGGTAAAGCTTGTGTTGTCTAGGACACCTTTGATTGCGTCATCGAGGACAAAGGCAAAGGGGTCTGCCTGACCAAGGTTTAGACCTAGTTCAACTTTGACTGCTGGGGCTGGCATTACGCTCCCACAAAGACAGCACCAGAAGTACGCTCGTAGGACTTGATAGCCTCAACGATTGCCCTACCGATAGTCGAGCCAGAGCCAACACCGCCATTGACATTTATGTTGTAAACATTCTGTGGCTTGTTGTTTGTGTATTGACTCATCTTGTTTAGTGGGATAACAGCTTCTGGTTGTCCTGCTTCGGCAAGGTTGGCAAGCACTCCACCTGGCTTTGGCATAACGATACCGCCAGCAGCAAGCCCTGGAATTGTTGCAGGTAATTTTGCTGGTGTGTTTACTGGCACCTTTGGGATAGCAACAGTTGGCACCTTTGGCACCTGAATCTTGATTGCCCCACCAGTGACAGATGACACGATTGAGAGTGCAGCATTAGCAAGACTGATGACACCGTTGAGCCCACCGATGATTGTGTTGATAAAGTTCTCAAACCTTGTGGCTAGTCCGTTGATGACTCCGATGACTAAGTTGCTGATGCTGTCAAACACAGCTCCAAAGAACTTGCCTACCTCAGCCAAGCCCTTCTGGATAGCTTCAAACAACTTGGCCCAGCCACCAGACAAGCCGACCAGGTAGTTGATCAAGATAACAGCACCGGCAGCCAAAGCTGCAACTAAGGTGATGACCTTGACAATCGGGTTAGCATTGAGGGCAAAGTTCACACCGAGAATCGCAATAGCTAAAGCTCCAAAGATACCTGCAAGCACAGACACTACAACTGAGTTCTTGGCAATATAGTCAAACAGTCCGGTAATTAGTGGCACAAGCTGTTCGAGCACAGGCAACAAAGCAGTTCCAATAGCTTCCTGCATCTCTCCAAAAGCAGCAGCCATTTTTGCCGAGCCAGTTGCAGTTGCAGCAGCAGTGCCACCGACCTGAGTTTCGATAGCAGACAGAATCATGTCCTGAGCCTCGAGCATCTTGCCCGACTCAACCAAGACCTTTATCTTGTCCTTCTCTTGCTGGGTGAATGTCACACCAGCTCGGGCTAGGGCAGTGATTCCCTTGATAGGGTCTTGCAAAGCTTTACCAAGCTGAGTGGCATTAGTTTCTGCCGAGCCGAATCCTGCTGCTGCCAAGTCAATAGCAGCTAGGGTAGCTCGATCCATAGCCCCACCCATGACATCAGCAGTCTGAGCTAGGTTCTTGAAGGTAAGTAGTTTGGCCTGTGTTGCCTTGATGACCTCATCGTCAATCGCGGTCTGTTTCATTGTTGCGTCTGCAAAGTCGCGTAGTCGTTTTGTCACTGCACCGGTCTGATTACCAAACAGGTTCATTGACTCGGCGATGCTGGCAAGTCTGCGGTCAGCAACCTGGGCATCCTCGGCTGCTCTAACTGCTGCGGTGCCAAGGGCTGTCAAAGCCACAAGGCCAATCTGTGCAGCAGGGGCTAGAGATCTAGTGACTGCCCCAAGCTTCTCGATAGGAGTGTCGAGTCGCTTTAGTTCTCTCTGTAGCTTGCTGAATCCCTGAGCATTGAAGTTGCTCAGGATGTTGATTTTTATGCCGGCCATTATCGGTTCCCAATCACTTCTAGGTTTCTGTCAAGCTTGTCAAGGTATTGCTCAACACCCTGCAAGACATAGCCTTGGATGAATGGAACCGACTGCTCGGCCTCTGGGTAGATGTAGCGTGATGGGGCACCGCCAAGTGCCTTGATCATTGCCTGACCCTGAGTGGTGACAGTGTGCCTACGAGTGCCACCCTTCCAGTCGTAGGTTCGAGTGGTCTGCAAGCGAGTCTTACCCCCACCGCGACCTGCCATGTCAGCGATGCTTACTGCTGCACCATTTACAACTACCTGGAGAAGGGGTGTTGCACCATCCATGCCAGCTC